GATTGAAAAGAGACAAGAAGTTCTTATGGTTATTCTAAAAGATATTGCCTCACAATACCCAGAAGTCCGTGATGAAATCATGAGAAGACTTTCTTCTATTGCTAAAGAAGATGAAGCGGTCACAATAATTCATGGCGTATGATGATTTCTTAGAGGCACTCAAAGATAATCCTTTTGAGGAGATGCCAGTAGATGCCAAAACATTTGTTGAGGGTGATGCTTTTTTAGGTCAACCACCTTTGTCTCCAATTCAGTACGACATAATTGAGGCCATGAGCCAAATTTATAGAAAAGAAGAACTTCAAGAAATCTTCGGTATAGAAGAGGGTGCAAGATATTTTGAAAAATATACAAAGAATGAGATCATACTTCAACTTGGCAAGGGTAGCGGTAAAGATTTTACATCTACAGTAGCATGTGCATATATTGTATACAAACTTCTATGTCTAAAAGATCCAGCAAGATATTTTGGTAAGCCATCTGGAGATGCTATCGATCTTATTAACGTTGCTATTAACGCACAACAGGCTAAGAATGTTTTCTTTAAGGGGTTTAAAACAAAGATTGAAAAGTCTCCATGGTTTGCTGGTAAGTTCAATGCAAAGGCTGACTCAGTTGAGTTTGATAAAGGAATTACTGTTTACTCTGGACACTCAGAGCGTGAGTCCCATGAGGGTTTGAACCTTCTGCTTGCAGTACTTGATGAGATTTCTGGCTTTGCCTCTGAAATTGGAACTGGTAATGATCAAGGAAAGACTGCTGATAATATCTATAAGGCTTTCCGTGCTTCTGTAGACTCCCGTTTTCCTGACCTAGGTAAAGTTGTTTTGCTTTCATTCCCTCGTTTTCAGGGAGACTTTATTTCTCAACGGTATGATGATGTAGTAGTTGAGAAAGACATTATAGATAAAGAACATACATTTATTATTAATCCACTTCTTCCAGAAGATGATAAAGATAATCAATTACGCATTGAGTGGACAGAAGAGCATATCAAGTCATATAAGTATCCAGGTGTTTTTGCACTAAAGCGTCCTACATGGGATGTAAACCCTACAAGAAAGATTGATGATTTTAAGATTGCTTTTCTCACAGACTTAGGAGATGCAATGCAACGTTTTGCCTGTGTTCCAACCTATGCTTCTGATGCATTTTTTAAGCAGGCAGAAAAAGTTAGATCCTGTATGACTCTAAGAAATCCAATAGATAACTTTAGAAGATTTGATGAATCATTTAAACCAGATCCAGATAAGATCTATTATGTACATGCTGACCTTGCACAAAAGCATGACAAATGTGCAGTTGCTATTGCTCACGTAGATAAATGGGTAAACATTCAGGTTATCAATAATTATGAACAGGTAGCACCAATTGTTGTGGTAGATGCTGTAGCATGGTGGGAACCAAAGGTTGAAGGTCCTGTTAATTTATCTGAGGTAAAACAGTGGATTCAAAACCTTCGCAGACTTGGATTCAACATTGGAATTGTATCGTTTGACCGTTGGCAATCATTTGATATTCAAAATGAATTAAAGCAGGTTGGAATGAGAACTGATACTGTTTCTGTTGCCAAGAAGCACTATGAAGATATGGCAATGCTTGTATATGAAGAGAGACTTGCTATGCCATCTATCGAACTTTTGTTCGAAGAACTAACTGAATTAAAGATTATGAAAAATGATAGAGTTGACCACCCTCGTAAGAAGTCTAAGGACTTAGCGGACGCAGTATGTGGAGCAATATTTGGGGCAATATCACACACCCCAAAGGATCTAAATCAAGAAATTGAGATCCATACCTTTAGAGATAGGCCTAAAGTTGACACCTATTCTGAAGACGTGATACAATATAAACCTATGCCAAATGAAGTAAAAGATTATTTGGATAGATTCAATCTACTATAAAGAAAAGGAAATACTTAATGAATTCACTTAAGAAAATCTCAATTGCTACTGCTGCAGCCCTAGCAATCGTTGGACTTTCTGTAGCACCATCTTCGGCAGCACCGCTTGCCGTTACAGTTGCAACAGTAACTAACGCTACAACTGCTACAGCACCAGCAACAGTTGCAGTTCCAGCAGCAAATCAAATCACATCTGGAACCTCAGTTGCACTTGCTGCAACAGCAGATACAGGAACAGTTGTTTCTTTCTCTGCGTCATCAACAATCAAGTTGGTAACAGCACTACACACTACAGATGCACCAAAGACAGTTGCTTCAGGAGTCTCATCTCTTTCAGTAACTTCAGCAGGTTCAGCAGTAACAGTATATGCTTACACAACATCAACAGCGGTTGGATCAGTAACCATTACAAATGGTTCATACTCAACAATCGTATACATTAAGGGAACAGCGGGAGCAGCATCAAATGTTGCAGTTGCAGTCCCTGCTGCTACAGCAGTGGGAACAATCCCTACAATTACAGTTTCAGCAACAGACGTTTTTGGTAACGCAATCCTAACAGGTGAGACAATTACTGCTACAGTAATCGGTTCAACATTTGCAGATGGATCAGTTACAAAGACTCTTGTTACTTCAACAACAGCAGAAGCAACAGCAGATACTACTCTTGTTGCAGGCTCAAAGACAGCATCACTTGCTACAGCAGTTGCAGGCACAGTATCAGTAATTGTTACAGGCGCTACATCAGCAGCAACAGTGACTGGTCTTACTGCACCAGTTAAGGCAGCACAGGCATCATTTGTTGTCTCTGATCTTAACGGAACTATTGCTACTCTAACTGCACAACTTGCAGCAGAGAAGGCTGGTCGTGCACTTGATGCACAGGCAGCAGCATCAGTTCTTGCAGCAGCAAAGGCTGAAACAGCAAAGGCACTTGCAGATGCTGCAGCAGCAAAGGTTGCATCAGATAAGGCTCTTGCAGATGCACTTGCAAAGGCAGCATCAGATTCAGCAACTGCTAAGACAACTGCAGATGCAAAGTTAGCACTTGCTAACAAGCGCATTGCAGCACTTAACAAGTTGGTTGCAAAGTCAAAGCAGCAGGCTCTAGTTAAGTAATCTAGTCCAACAACTAAGGGGGTTAGCCAAGTGCTAGCCCTCTTTTTTGTGTAATAAAATGGTATAATCATCTTAACAGACATTGTCTGTCTAAGGGGGAAAGGTTAATTAAAAAATTAATACTAAGATCAGCATTTATAACAGCACTTTTAGCCTTATGGTTGATAGTATCTCCACAGGATACAGCCCACGCTGATGAGATCAGTACTGTACAAGTAACCCCCTCAGAATCAACTACAGCCACAATATCAGTAGATACAACAGTAATTGCACAAACCTCAGACACATCTACAGTAATTTCAGTAACTACAACAGCCATTATAGAGGCAGCACAGACTGCAATAACTCAGGCTGAGACTGCTACGGCAGTTATACAAACCCAAGCAGAAGCCATTACAGGACCTATAGAGACAGTAACAGCCACTATCACACAGGCTCAGAACTCTATTATTCAGGCTCAAACAGTAGTCGATAGTGCTACTGTGGCTCTTGCTCAAGTAGATGGAGCAACTGTTTTAGTATCTCAAGCACAAGAAGATGTTATTGTGGCAGAAATAGCGGTAGAGGCACAGACAGAGGTCGTAATAGATAAAACACAGGTTGTTGAGTCAGCGACAGCAGTAGTAAATGAAAACACCTCTCCTGGACTAAAAATGACTGTAATCCATAACCCTGGATACAATAATGCACCACCACTTAATGTTGGAACAGTAGTTAGAGTGATTACCGATACTAACGGAATCAATGAGAATTTTGATGCTAACGCAGGTCTAGTCATGGCAAATGATGATTTTAAGGTAAAGTGGGAAGGTATTTGGACACCAACTCATACTGGAACAACATACCTCTACGCACCAGCAGATGATGGGGTGCAGATTTATTTAGATGGTCAACTCATTATTAATGATTGGTTTGACAAAGGTGGTGGAGGATCTATTGCAGGAGTCCAAACAACCGCAGGATCAGGGAAAGACTTTACATTATGGTTTTATGAAAATGGCGGAGGGGCCAATGTTGTTTTAATGAAGAATACTGGAAATGGATGGTCCGTAGTTCCAGGATCTGAATTCAGTACATCAAGTGCTTCACCAGAACAGATCCAAACACTTCAAGCAGCACAAACAAATCTTCAAGTTGCACAGGCAACACTTGATATTCTTGAATCAGATTTAGAAACAGCAGAAGAAGATTTAGTTGAAGCAGAAGAAAATTTACAGGGTGCCCAAGAAGATTTAAATATTGCAATAGAGGCAGTAGGTAATGCAGTCTCCACTATGAATGCAAGTGTGACAGAAGCACAAAATTTAGTTATGCAAATACTACAAGCAGAAGAAGCAGAGAGAGCAAGAATTGCTGAAGAAGCAAGACAGGCAGAGTTAGCAAGACAAGCAGCAATCGCTGCAGAGAATGCAAGGATAGCAGCACAACAAGCATATGAGGCAGAGCAGTCTAGAATCGCTGCAGAGGCAGCAAGAATTAAGGCAGAGGCTGAAGCAAAAGCAGCAGCGGAGGCTGCAGCAAAGGCAGAAGCAGATAGAATTGCTGCTGAAGAAGCAGCCAAGAAAGCAGAGGCTGAACGACTAGCAGCAGAAGAGGCAGCAGCAAAAGCCAAGGCTGAAGCAGAAAAAGCAGAAGCAGACAGATTAGAGGCAGAGGCAAAGGCTAAGGCTGCAGAAGAAGAAAAGGCTAAGGCAGAACTTGATGCAAAAATTAAGGCAGAAGAAGATGCTAAAAAGTTAGCAGAAGAAAAGGCAGCAGAAGAGGCCAAGACAAAGGCAGAGGCTGAAAAGGCTAAAGTAGAAGCAGATAAATTAAAAGCAGAACAAGATAAATTAGCAGCAGAACAAGCAGCAAAGAAGGCAGAAGATGAGAAACTTGCAAAGATTGCTGAAGAAGCAAAAGCAGGCAAAGATTTATCAAAAGAAGAAGTAGCAGCAGTTGTGACATCCCTGGTTGCAAACCTTAAAGCAGGAGAATCAATTTCTGCAGCAGAAGTTAAGGCATCTGGGGTTTCATATTCAGACCTCCCACCGTCAACACCAGTTGAAGTAAGAGTCTCTGAGTCTGGAGAAGCACTAGTTATTACTGCAGAAGTAGCAGCAAATGTTGAATTAGTTCAGGATCCAGGGGCACTGCTTGAAGCAGCATTAACTGATCCAGGAGCAGCATTAGCAGCACTTGGAAGTATTGGAGCAGACATGACTCCAAGCGAAAGAGAAGAAGCAACTAATATGGTTGTAGCAACAGTAGTTGCAACAGGAGCAGCACTTAATGCTGTAGGTTTGGCTACTGGAGGAGGAGCACCAAGTGCACCATCATCTGGTGGTTCAGCAAGCGGAGCAAATTCAGGTGGTTCAAGGAGGAATGAAAGATGGTAAAACTAATCAAGGATATTCTTGATCAGCAATGGACTCTCCTAGGCATGTTTATCGCTTGGGTTGTTTTGGACGGTAGTGCAAAAACAGTTGTTGGTTATGGAATTGTATTTACAATGCTTACCTGGATACTTAGTTATCCAATTAGAAATAGAGAGGAGGACTAAATATGAATAGTGTACAAAATATTTGGAACATTCTTATGCGTATTGTTGCAGTTTTTGCAGCGAATGCTTTAGCAGTAATTGGAGCAGGTGCAATTGCAGGTATCTCAGTCGCAAAAGCAATGACCGTAGCAGGACTTAGTGCTGTTGCAGTTGTAGTTGAAAAGTTGGCTCGTGCCTTTATGGATGATGGGAAACTTACAAGAGATGAGATCAACGCAGCATTTTCTACCACAGACAAAAATGCAGTAACTGTGCAGGATGTTGCTGTAGAAAAGCGTAGAGCAAGATCAAAGACAGCATAATTAAACATATTTAACTATGTTTGACAGCCCTCTCTGGGTAGTGGTATACTTAAGTATATCTATCTGGGGAGGGCTTTTGCCATGACTTGTATTGCCGTAGTAAAACATGAAGATAAAATCTACATGGCTGGAGATCGTGGTGCCTCAGATGATGGTACTATTTTAGCACTTGATGCCCCAAAGGTTTGGAAGATGGGTCCATATTTAATTGGATATGCAGGAGCAATGGACGGAGAAAGAATTCGTTATAACTTCAAGCCAACTGCACCAAACATTAAAGATACAGATAAGTTTATGCAGACAAAGTTTGTCAAAGAGTTAAAAGAATTTTATAATGAGTTCTGGGTTGATACCTCAAAAGATGGTGATCTTGGTTTGATCATTGCAGTTCGTGGTGAAATCTATGAGCACAGTTCTGCAGATATGTCTTTATCTAAATATACTCTTCCATACTTAGCAATGGGATCAGGAGCAGAGTATGCTTATGGTGTTTTATATGCTACAGATAAACAAAAAAATGCAAGAAACAGAGTTGCACAGGCAGTCAATGCAGCAATTAAATTTAGCCCATCTTGCATGGGTCCAGTTGACATCGTAAGTCTTTAAGGGTATACTTAGTATATGAATCACAAGCACGAAGATTTGTCACCAGAAGAACAAGAGTTTGGTATTTGGCTTTCAAACGGTATTGAAAGAGGTTGGGTAACACCACCTTATTGCAATACCCATGACGGTGGATACGAATATATGGGTGAAGAAGAGTTAGAAGAGTGGGACGCAGGTGGCGACCCATGTTGTCATGTCATCAGATTGATGATATCGTAAAAACGAAAAGGAATAAAATGAAGAAGATCGTAGCACTAGTAGCAGTATTATTTTCAGTTGTAGTACCAGTTCAGTCACAGGCAGCAGCAGGTGAGAGAATTGTAATTATTGATAGTTACTTTGACAAGTCAAAGGTTACAGGGCCAGCAGAGTTTGTTTGTCTTGCAAATGATAAGTGTGTAAATACACCAACACCAAAGCCAGGACTTGGCACTGAGGCAGTTAATCATGGAACTGTAATGGCAAATATTGCTCATCAACAGAACCCTACAGCAACACTAGTTCTAATTCAGACAGAAGAAGTTTCTACTAAGGGTGCAATTACTACTTTGGACGGATCAGATTTTATTAAGGCATTAACTTGGGTAAATGCAAATAAGTCTTCAGTATCAGCAGTTTCATTTTCATATAACTTGACAAACTCAAATGCAAAGATTGGCGAGTGTAAGATTTCTGCACAAGGAGGAGCCGTACCTGTTATGGATGCTTCAATTAAATCCTTGGTTGCAGCCCTTAAGTCTGCTGGAGTTCCAGTACTTGCAGCAGCAGGAAACTTTAATAACAAGCCGTTGCAGTATCCAGCATGTCTTGCTGATGTAGTTTCTGTAGGCTCTACTGGACAATCAACATACCACCAGGCAAAAGTAAAGGTAGTTGCTACACTTGTTACTCCAGATAATGTATCAAACATGAAGAGTGTATCTCCATGGCTTGGTTCTGTACAGTTTACAACTTCTGCAGCAACTGCTGCGGTTGCAGCAAACTGGAAATCAATTTCAGCAGGTAGCACTGCTGTAAAAATTCTCTCTAACTAAGAGAATGGTGGGCTGTAACTCAGATGGTAGAGTGCCGAACTGTTAATTCGGATGTCGCAGGATCGATACCTGCCAGCCCAGCAAATGGTATAATTAGATAATAATATCCATAGGAGGATAAAATGGCAACAAAAGGTTCACTAGAAGCAATCATTGAGGTTGCAAAGAAAGAAATTGGGACTATCGAAGGTCCAAAAGATAATGAGACAAAGTATGGTAAGTGGACAGGTGCAAACTTCCTTCCATGGTGCCAGTCATTTGTTTCATGGTGTGCATTTACCGCAGGTCTAGATGCAAAGACTTATCCAAAGAGTGCAGCGACAGTAGCAGCATCTGATTGGTTTAAGAAGAATGATCGATGGGCTGATGCTCGTAATGATGATCCAACTCCAGGAGACTGGATTTATTTTGATTTCCCAGACGATGGTGTAAATCGCATTTCACATGTTGGTCTTTGTATCAAGAACAATGGAGATGGAACGATCCAAGTTATTGAAGGAAACACTTCAGGAACTGCCAAGGGAGACCAACGCAATGGCGGAATGTGTGTAGAAAAGACTCGTGCATATGTAAAGAATAATAAGCCTAAGTTAATGAATGCAATCGTTGGTTGGGGTCGTCCAGTATATGCTGGTGAAGAAAACCTTCCGTTACTATCAAAGGTGGGATCATCTGATGCACCAGTTAAGGCTACAAAGCCTGCTTCAACTGCTGTTAAGAACCAATTCAAGCCATTTAAGGTTGGAGCAAAGGGATCTTCTGTTAAGAAGGTTCAGGAAGCACTTGGGCTTACTGCAGATGGGGAGTTTGGACCAGGAACAGATAAGGCAGTAAAGGCTTTCCAAAAGAAGTCTAGCCTACCTGTTACAGGAGTTGTTGATGCAACAACATATAAGAAAATTTTGGGGGCATAAATGGAATCAACTAAGAGAACACTACTAAAAACAGCAAGTTGGGAAACATTTCACCTTGTTGGAGTTGCTGGAGTTATTTATCTTTTCACTGGTGAATGGGAGTATGCTTCTCTTGGAGCACTGCTTTATATTGGCTGGGAGGCACTTGGATACTTTATCCATGAAAGAGTGTGGGCAAAGTTTGGTAAGGGGGTAAAGTAATGCGTATTAAGATTATTAAGTTTGTTGTTAAGGCTCTTGGATATGAATGGGGCGGAGATGCACTTAAGTCTCCAATCTGGACAGTAAAAGCAAAGAAGAAGTAATGCCTATCTACGAATACAAGTGTGAATGTAATAATAAGATTATTCCATTTAATACAAGCATTTCAAATTACAAAGAGACTTATCCTTGTGATGGATGCGGTTCTGATATGAAAAGACATTATACACCCGTTGGCGCACAGTTCACTGGGTCGGGATTTTATAGCACAGATAACAGAAAGAAGTAGTATACTATGAATACAATGATTGAGTCTACAGAAGTTAAAAAAGAGTGGAAACTCAAAGCAACAGACAGATGTGATTCTTGTGCTGCTGAGGCCTTAGTACAAGTTACTGGTCTCAATGGAGATCTTTTGTTTTGTGGGCACCACTACAATAAAATTATGGATAACCCAGAAGGTTACAAAAAGATGATGTCATTTATGATTAGTGTCGTGGATGAACGAGACAAACTTATTGAAAATAGAGCAAAGGGCAAAGATTACTAATGATAATTCAAATGATGGGTATGGACTCTGAAACAAGAGAAAAGGTTGGTAGATCTTTAGCAGCCAAACTTGATGCTTGGTACTTGGATAGCAAAGACCTTCCTATGGGTCACACACAGCCACAGCAAGCCCGTTGGCTAAGAGTTGTAGCAAAGGTATACGATAGAAACAATCGTGGACACATTGTTACTAGTGGGTTCTTTGCAACAGCAGAAGCCCGTGAACAATACCGTATTGAGGGTGGAAGACAGGTTCCAGATTTTTCTGTGTATATTGATACAATTGCACACGATCAATTTCATACTATTCCAGGTTACGTAGAGAGAGTTGTTAATAATGTTGATGATCATAGCAAAGATGAAATGCAAAGGCTTGATTACTGGGAAGAGCCAGCAGAATCAGACTATGATCTAATCATTAAAGATGCTTCCAACATTGAAGAAACTGTAAACCATATTCTTGATAAGTACAATCAAAAAATGGTTGATTATAAAGTTGTAACAAAGGGTTAGTATGTCTAAACTAGCAGAGCCATTTAACTTTAGGTATGTAAAAAACTATAATGTAGATAAGATAGTTGACATTGCTAATCTTAACAAAGATGAATGGTTCTTTGAAATACCAGTCGATGGGGTTTACTCTAAGTATTATGCTGTGTTTGAATCTTCTATTTACTGGAAACCAGAAGAAGAGCCATTCTCAGTAAGACAAGAGTCAGACAACCAAGAGTTGATTGATCTTTTGGCTCCAATAATAAAGGAACTAGAAGAACTGCACGACGGTATCTGTGGTGAAGTTTTAATTACAAAACTGGGGCCAGGAAGCAAGATTGAAAGTCATATGGACAATGGGCAATATTTGTTTAAAGTTCGCAGACATCACATTCCACTAACAACATCTAGCAATGTCGTCTTCCTAGTTGGTAGTGAAAAAGTTAATATGAAGGTTGGAGAGTGCTGGGAGATTAATAATAATAGGCCACACTCTGTACACAACAATGGCAACGAAGACAGGCTACATGTTATAATCGATATAATGCCTAACAAAGAGATTGGAAAATAAATGATTGTTCTTTTTATTGGACTGCCAGGAGCAGGAAAAACTAGCATTGCTGGAGCAGTAAGCGATAGAGTTAATGGACTACACCTTAACGCAGATGAAGTACGTAATGGATTAAACAAAGATCTGGGATTTACTACAGAGGATCGAATTGAGCAAGCCCGTCGCATGGGTGAACTAGCAAGACTTATGGAGCGTAAACAAGAGCGACCAGTCATTGTTGATTTTGTATGTCCAACAGAAGAAACACGCAGAGCCTTTGGTGAAGCAGATTTAGTTGTTTGGGTAGACACAATCAAGGAAGGTCGCTTTGAGGATACGAACAAACTTTGGGAAGATCCACAGCACTACGATCACCGCATTGAAGTAACTGGAGATGACTATTTAGACTCACTTCCAACAAGAGCAATTACAGTTGTTCGTAAGTTTGGTTTGATTGACTGGAAGGAAGACACAGTCCTTCTTCTTGGTCGCTACCAACCGTGGCATGAGGGACACCGTGCTCTTTATGAAGAGGCAAAGAAGAGAGCCTATCAGGTTGTAATTGGTGTCAGACATACATCTGGTATGACAGAGAAGGATCCACTACACTCCCATGAGGTCAAGCAGCACATCCTAAACGATGTTCCAGATGCATTTGTAGTTAAGATGCCGAATATTACTAATATTGTTTATGGTCGTGATGTCGGATATAAGATTGAGCAAGTAGATTTGGGGGCAGACGTTCATGCTATTTCGGCTACTCAAAAGCGTAAAGAAATGGGTATTTGATTTTTTTCTAACCAACGATTGGGCAGACAAAGAAGCACAACTCTACTTTAAGGAAAATAAAAATGACAGTAACAAAGGCTAGATCATTTGCAAAGGCAATGAGTTATCGCATATGGGGAACACTTTCATCATTTGTTGTCGCTTATATACTTACAGGAGATGCTACTCTTTCAGGTGCTATTGCATTTTGGGAAACTGTAGTTAAAATATTTATATACTACGCACATGAGCGTGGTTGGAACTATATTCAATGGGGGAGAAAATAATGTATGAGTACTATGTAAGAAAAGTAGAGAACATCGTAGATGGAGATACCATTGATGTTCTTATTGACCTAGGATTTGATATCCTATTTGCATCTCGTGTAAGACTGGCTGGTATTGATACCCCTGAGTCTCGCACCAAAGATCTTGCTGAGAAGGCTCTTGGTCTTGAGGCTAAGGAATACCTTAAGAAGCACCTAAAGGATGCTAAGTCTGTCATTATCAAGACTGAAAAGATGGATTCATCTGAGAAGTATGGTCGTATTTTGGGCTGGGTATATGTAGATGGCAATACCATCTCCCTTAATGACATGATGATCAATGACGGTTATGCATGGGGATACCTAGGGGATACCAAGGTAAAGGACTTTGATGCCCTTGCAAAGGCTAGAAAGAAGTCTGGCAAGTGAGTCATGTACTTTACTTTA